CTGGTGCAACCACAGCATTACGAAATATCGTTAAAGACTCGTTTGGTAGATTAGAACGTATGCGTCATGTTACTGGAACTGCTGAGTTAACGGATATGTTATTAACACATAATCCAAAACTCGCTGCTCGTATGGATAGAACTTTAGAAGAGCAAGGTGTTGGTGAGTCATTAAGTTTTATAACTAAGAAGTTAAACGGATTGAATATTGCGCAAGATTTATTCTTCAGACGTGCTATATTTACGGACGCAATAGACAAAAGACTCAGACGGGCTAATGTAATTGTTGATAATCCAACTAAAACGGGTCAGTATAAAAGTCTTGAAGAGTTCGCTGCTGCAGGTAGGTCTTTGCCAACCAGAATTTTGTCAGAGGCTGTAGAAGACTCCCTTGAATTTACATTCTCTCGTATGCCAAAGCCGGGTTCTGGTAGAGCAGGCGATGGATTAGGACATGCCTTCCTAAAGTTTAATGAAGCACTTGGTCCTGTACCCGGACCTCTAGGCACGGCAGCATTTCCCTTCGGCAGATTTATGGTCAATGCCTTGCAGTTTCAAATGAAGTATATGCCAACTAGCATGGTGACTGCAGGTTACAGATATGGTATGGCAAAGTATACACAGTCTATGGCTAATGCAGCAAAGGCTGTGGGTAAAACTGATTTAGCAACCAAGCAGGGACAAAAGGCATCTAAAGCATTAGCACAAGCACGGGCTGATTTTTCTAAGGGTATAATGGGAACGGCTGCATTGTATGCTGCAGTAAAATATCGTGCGGATAATCAGGACATAAAATTCTACAATTATAAAAATGAAGATGGCACGACAACAGACCTTAGACCTTTCTTCCCATTAACGCCGTACTTAGCTTTAGCTGATGTGATTGTTAAACTATCGTCTGACCAAGCAGCACCAATAGAGGGTAAAGAGTTTTTTGAAGCGTTCACAGGCGCACAATTTAGAACAGGGGCGAGTTCTTTTGTTATAGATAATTTTGCAGAGTTGATAAAAGAAAAGGATGCAAGAACAACAGAAAGAATATTTGAAATGGTGGGTGGTTATGTAGGTGAGATGTTTGGTGGTGCTGCCACTCCTATACGTGTAGTCAGAGACATACAAGCAGCGTATGATACAGAGGCCGCTGTTGTGCGAGATGCTAAACAAACAGAGGGCGTTGGTGCAAGTGAGAGATTTACGAGTGCATTAAAAAATACATTAATAAAAGACTTACCCGGTTTAGCTAAGTCCCTGCCTGCTATCGAAAGTCCTACACGAGAGGGTGATATATACAGGCAAAGTCCATTGATAGGTCAGATTACTGGTGCAAGAAGGGAAGCGCTACGCAATCCTGCTGAGAAAGAGTTTGATAGATTCGGTATTAAGAGATTTGAAATAGTGCCGGGGTCAGGAGATAAGAAAGCAGATGCTTTAGTAAAAAAAGCACTCGGCCCTATGGTAGAAAAAGAAATAAGTAGATTAGTTACTTCTGAAAGATATTTATCTAAAAGTGATAATAAAAAACGTGCTATGTTAAATGGGTACATGAAGATGTACAGAGGCAGGGCAAAACAATTGGCTAAACTAGAGGCAAGGCGGGATAAAAGCAAACCATATACCCCATTTGACCGTGCTCAATATGGAAAGTTAAGTGATTTAGAAACAAGTCTAGCAGACGAATATTATAAGGGCGCATACGGACGCACTGTCATAGAAATGCAAGAGTTTGAGCCGGACATTAACCATTTAAAAAAGGCTATAGCAATTGGACGTAGACTTGCAAGAACTGCAGAATAGCTATACACAATCGCATATATCATTAGCCAGCCCCATGCCAATGGCATACAAGAGCCAGCCAACGATAGCAACAAACGGTGCATACCTAACGATTATCACCGTCACCCTGTAAACGATTCCTAGCTTTTCTATCAGCCAGTTTGTCCAAGTTGTCTTCCATGATTCTACCAAGGTTCATGTCCACTTCTTTAGCAAGCATAGCGCAATACCACATAACATCCCCAATCTCGTGACCAATAGCATTTAGTTTAGCGTGATGTTCTTCTCTATCTGCACCGTCACGTATTAGCTTCTTTGCTTTGTTAGCAATCTCACCAGCCTCGCCAGCCAATCCCAATGTTAGATATTCTAATGCTTTATTATCTGGGTATATTGCCGTTTCTGAAGCCCGTCTTTGGTACTCCGTTGCTGTAATATTACTCATGTACCTCTCCTTCATCCACTGTTCAGCCTCTTCCTTTAACCCCATTGTACTTACCCTTATCTAAGTTCTCATAGTAAGCATCGTTCCAACCACGCTGCCACTCACGATACTGCATGGTGTTAGGGTCAAGGTTAGGACGGTTCTCTTGATACACTTGCCTGCCGTTCTTAGTTACCAGTCTACCACCACGCTTAAAGGCATCGTAGCCCCACTGGTATTGTATACGCAGTGGAGCATCGTACTTTGTTAGGCCATTACGCCGCATCTTTAGTCTCCTTAAATGCTTTGATTACGTCAGAGGAAAACAGCTTCTGCAGATTCAGCAGATACATTCGTGCTGCATTATTATCCCCACCAGAAACGCTACGCTTACTATCTAAGTTAGAGATAATGCGCTTCAACGACTGCGTGTCAAACACAATAGTCGCAAAAGTTTCATCACCAATACAAAGATTATGGAACCAGTAATCTGATTCCGTAGCGTTGATGCCACTTGGCTTACCATAGCACTCGTATTCGATTGCAATGTTGCCAGTCTTTTGCCATACGTCTCTTTCACTTTTCACCTCAATCTTTTTATCTTGTAGCATATCAGCTACCATCTTCTCACGAACCTTACCGTACTCAAGGTCAATGTCAAACTTCTTACGGTCTTTAGTCGCTGGTTCCAGATTGCTCATTGTTATCTCCTTCTTTTGTTTTAGGGAAGTATTTAACAAGCATCTCTAGCTTGTCGTGATAATTAGATAGTTTTTCTAGTTCTAAGTCTATTGTTTCTATTATGTCAGAGTGTTCACCAATACCAATTGTATTATTCATGTACACTTCTATATTAGCTTTATGTTTATTAATGCCGCCAACTAAGTACGACATCTGTGCATCTATTAACATGTCTCTTTGGCTCATCTAATTCTCCTTTCTATGGTCTTCGTGTTCAAAATTAGGATAGTAAACCTCAACCCATGACTTACATTCGGGACACTCTAAACAATTAAGTATTGTATAGCGGTTGTCCGTAATTTCGTCTACATCGTGGTCCCCAACCCACCTTAACTCTGTGTTACAATGCCAACACTTCATCACGCTGCCGTTAAATCTACTACTTCACAAACGCCAGCAGTACACGCCAACTCACGTCCACCTGATGTAGTATCTTCCTTCTCAAACTCTTGCAACAATGACCAGTCTACATGCTTTGGCATCTTTGTCAAGAACTTTTTGTACTCATCCTTATCTATATCCTGATAAGGTGCTTGTTGATATGTATGCTCACTGAATGGCAAGAAGCTGATACCAGATACCTCATCAAAGTGTTCATACACCCAAGCACCTACCTGCATCCACTCGTGTTCCTTTACAGAGATGGTTACAGATGGCTTATGCTCACACCAGTAACGCTGATAGGTAAGCCATAACTCTAGCTGTTCTATTGCGTTCATCTGTGTGCGTGTGATAGCACCCAAGGGTGACTTCATAGGAAAGCTGAACACTGTCGTTGAGTCGGGTTTCATTACGTCAGGTTCAGCAGGTATACCCTGTGAAATAAGGAACTGTGTCAGTGGGTCTTTGTTATCGCCACGCACGGTACGTATGTAGTATGGATTATGTCTAGCATGTATACCTGACGCAGCGTCAGTAAGCTGTGACACAGTGCCACTTGGTTTAACGCAGGTCACTGCAGTAGACTGTGGTATCCCTAACTGCTTTGCTATAGCTGCGTTGGTGCGCACTGCCTCATCTTTTAGTAAGCCAAGTAATATGGGCAACTTATCTCCTGCGGTGGATGTCAAAGCGTTGTCCATGATACCCGTCAAAGACACACCAAGCAAACGCTCTTCTTCTGTGTTATCTTTCCACACTTTGCGTAGATACTTAAAGTTAGTCAGTGTAGCTTGGAACGTGCCAAGTATTGTGGCAAGCCTCACCTTTTCTTTCAGTGTGTCCGTAGTGTCACTCTCGCGAATGACTACTTCAGATAGGTTACAGAACTGATAAGGGCGTAGTATAATCTCAGAACAAGGGTTACAACCAAAGTCCTGTTCAGCGTCACGCCTACCATTCTTAGCAGCCTGCACCTGTGCTGACTTCCTATTAAAGATACCACGCTCACCTGACTTACTGTCGTATAGAGACAGCCACTCACGCATGAATGTACCCATCTCTGGCTTGCCCTTGTAAGCTACGGAGTTATTAGCCAACGCACGTTGACCTTCGTTCTCCCACCACTTACCTGACTTGGCATGTGCCATCTGGTCATCGTTTAGATTAGACAGGCTGATGAGTGCGCTACGGCGCACACCGCCTACGACTACCACCTCACCAATCTTACACATGATGTCATGGCATTCAATAGGAAACAACCTACGACCTGCTGCTCTCTTAAACTTCTCAACACAGAAGTCAAACAACTCAACAAGTGGTTGTGGGCCTGACGCTCTGCCGCCAAACGTCTTGAGCCTAGCACCTGCAGGGCGTACCTCTGACACGTCCCATACTGGTATTTGTCCAGCATATAGCATAGCAATAAGTTCTTTTAGAGACTTTGCCCAGCCCGGTCTGCTGTCACCTACCTTGATAACAGTGTCAGTCTTATAAAAATCCTCTGCCACTATAGGCAGCTTCTCAATGTTGTGACGCTCTACGCTAAAGCCTACACCTGTGCCACACATAAGAATGTACATAGTCTCGTCAAAAGCCCGTGGGCTATCTACAGGCACATACGAGCAGTTATACCCACCTACATGGCACCTGTCCAGTGCGGGGCCACTGGTCATTAATGCTCTCATACTTGGCATGATAGACTGGTTTAATACAGCTTCCTCTAATTCAGCACGTACTTCATCTGATAGTTTGTAGTCATGCTTTTCTGCAAGATGCTTTTCCATATAGTCAAAGTATCTACACACAGTTTCACCCCACGTTTCTCTACGTTGTTCATCTTCTTTCCAACGTGCATAGCGTGATAGTGCTATAAAGTTTTGGTAGTCTGTAGGTAGTACGTTACTAATCATCTCTTACTCCGTAATAGTTCTAATATTTCTAATGTCGGCACCGTCAATGTCATAAAAATATTCTTGGATACCGTCCTCTAATTCTTCACCAACTCTGCCATCAGCAGGAACAGGATACTCTTCATCATCTATGTCTATGGTTATGTACATCTTAACTCTCATCACTCGCAATAACCTCTTCTATTAACCTGTCCAAGTACCACTTGGCCTTTTGCAAATCCTCTAGCGGCTTGTCCTTATAGTCGAATCGCCACAGGTATTTCATAATATTACCTTGTAAGTAATACTTGAAATTAGTATTAGTTGCAGCGGAGATAGCATCAATGCACTCAATACCCGTCTGATTGTAGTGTGGTGGGCTGTTGACCATATCAACAACATTATCACTTTGTTTCTTTGCTTGTGCCATACGTAACTCCTCTTGTATCATCATTGCTTTCATGTAGTCTTCGTGTCTACTCATGCTGACCCTTTCGTTCTGGTATTGAAGTGAAGGTGTATTACATTACCCTCAACGGTGTGACCAGAGTATGCTTCTTTACCCGCATCTTCTAGTTCTACATCAATATCCATCTCCCTGTCAATAACTTTCGTTACATATTCATGCACAATATTACGTAAGTCTTCTACCTCTTCCATAACAGGAACAGCAGCGCACATCATCTTAGCGAAGTGCATAACCTGATAGTAGTCCTCATCATCCATAGGATTATCTGGCATAGCCATAATTGATATGTCCACCTCACCAGACCACTTACCATCTTCATCAGCGAATGGTCTGACACGTATAATGAAATCTTCATTGTGTATTTCTTTAGATAGTTTATCCATCATATCCATACTTATCTCCTTTTTACTTTCGTGCCGCCAAACTTAATAAACTTTGGATGCCTGTTCTTGCCCTTCTCTTTCAACCAATCTTCAGGAATAATCCTGTCATAGTATCTGAAGCCATGCTTAATGCACCATTCACCGTATGTAGACTTAGCACCCTTACGAAGTTTGCGTCTGCTACTTTCAAACACAAAACGAATATCCAACTTGGGATGCTGCTTTTTAATAGCCAGATGCTTGCGTCTATCTGCTGCAGTGAACTGTCCTTTGGTTTCTATAATGATGCCATTAGACAGCACGAAGTCTGGTGTGTACGTTCTATATGCTAAGTCTTCCCACTCTATCTTGACTGCCTCATACAAGAAATCAATCTTCAAATCTTTGAGATAGTCAGATACCTTGAGTTCAAGACCGCTACGATACCCATACTTTCGTGCTGCCCTAAATTGTTTTGCGCTAGGCAACTACATCTCCAATGTAGCTTACCATCGGCGGGTTCTTTGCCTGTGACTTTACAGCAGGTAACTCAGTAAGACTATCCCAGCAATCAAAGCGATAGCTGCAAAATTTACATCCGTCATTAAGGACTTTATTACCTGTGGGCTTGCCACGAAAAGTCTCAGGCACTGGTTCAAAAC